AGATCATGCAGCAGGATTTGATGAAGCTGGGGTATTCTCTGCCCAAGTATGGTGCAGATGGAAAGTTTGGCTCCGAGACACAAACAGCCGTGAAATCATTCCAGAAAAATTCTGGTTTGAGTGTGGACGGAATCTGCGGCCCCAAGACATGGGCGGCAATCCTGCAAAAGCTATCTGGCAAATCGGATAGTGACACCACATCCTCCAATGGACTGAAAATCAATGCATCCATCCTGCGTCAGAACTGGAATGGAGATGGGAAGGACAGTTTGTTGGAGTGCGGTACATTTGAGCTTGACAGCGTGACGGCAGACGGCCCTCCGTCCACCGTGACGCTGAAAGCTACATCTTTGCCCTACACGTCTACCATCAGGCAGACCAAGAAAACCAGAGCCTGGGAAAAATACACCCTCTCCGGAATCGCTAAGGAGATGGCGAAGAAAAACGGCATGGGATGTCTTTTCTCCTCGTCCAACGACCCAAGCTATTCCAGAGTAGAGCAGTATCTGACCTCGGACATTGATTTCCTATCAACTTTGTGTCATGCCGCAGGGATCAGCCTGAAGGCAACGAACAACCAGCTGGTGCTATTTGACCAGGCGACCTACGAATCAAAAGGCGCAACCATAACCATCAAGAAGAACGGCGGTAGCTACCTAAAATGGAAACTGTCTACCGGATCGGCTGATACACAGTACACCTCGTGCCGGGTGAGTTACACCACAGCAAACGGTTCCCTGATCCAGGGCACCGCCTATGTGGATGATTATGACGAGGACTCAGACAGCAATCAGCAGTTGGAGATTAAGGCAAACTGTGCGTCCATTGCAGAGGCAAAGACGCTGGCAGCCTATTATCTCCGGCTACATAACAAGTATGAACGCCAGGCAAGTTTTACATTGCCAGGAAATCCCACAATCGTAGCAGGCATGACGGTCAACCTGTCCGGCTGGGGAATGTGGGATGGAAAATATATTGTCTCTCAGGCTAAACACACAGTCAACAACAGTGGCTACAGAACTGACGTTACACTGAGAAAAGTGCTGGTTACCGATTACCGCACCGGTGGCACATCCGCCACTGCACCGACAACAAAAACATACAAAGTTGGCGATGTGGTGCAATTCAAAGGCGGGTCGCATTACGTCAGTAGCACGGCCTCCAAGGCAACCAGAACCAACCTAAAGGCTGGCCCTGCCAAAATAACCATTATTGCCAGCGGGGCAAAGCATCCCTATCACCTGATCCACACCGATTCCAGCTCGATGGTCTATGGCTGGGTCGATGCTGGAACTTTCTCATAAGGAGGCGACGGCATGAATGAATCTGTTTTCAACGGCCTCGTCCGTATCGGTTTCGTGACTGACAAGGACAGCTCCGCTCGAAAAGTCCGTGTCAAATTTCGTGACGTTGACATGACATCGGGCTGGCTTCCTGTCCTCCAGCATTTTGGAGCGTCAATTTCTGTCTCTTCCGCCGGTGATCCAGCTCATAAGCACACTGCAACGCTTGGCTACTGGATGCCGGGCGTGAATGACACTGTGGCTGTGCTCTATCTGCCGGTGTTTAACGGTGATGGCTATGTCTTAGGAGGGATCTGATGAAACTGGGCAGTTTAGGCGACATCGTTTTCCAGGTGTCGGACAGTGTCGTGGAAACGCTTAATAATCTGGTGTGGAGTGGGAATGCAAGCTATAGCACACACCAGAGACACCTGAATAATGCGCTGACAGAGATGACTGGCATTGAGCCTGATTCGCTCTCATTCGATATGGAGCTTTCTCTGTACGCCGGTGTTCAGCCTATGACTGAGCTGGTTAAAATCTGGAACTACGAGAGAGCTGGCACAGCACTTTCTTTTGTTCTCGGATCAAGAACCTACGGCAAATACCGGTGGAACATCGTCAGCCACAAAGCTACTGTGCTGACTTATGACAAGAAGGGCGATCCGACCCGAATCAGCGTATCACTGGTTCTACAAGAATATCTGAAATCGTGAGGTGAGTGGAAATGTCCTATAAAGTATCTGCCCTTGATCTGGGCAATCTGACCGGTGTAGAGGATGGCAGCGTTGCGGAAATCCTTAGGAACGTGGCGATTATCCTGAGCACAAAGCAGGGAGAAGTGCCTATGCACAGGGGGTTGGGAATCCCGCCTGAGATTGTCGACAGACCCGCTCCCGTTGCCCAGATACTCTTGATCTCTGCCATCAAGGAGGCTGTGGAAACCTACGAACCTCGTGCATCAGTCGATGGAGTGGAGTTCCAATCGGATGCGACCACTCCGGAGAAACTGATTCCCATTGTGGAGGTGACGATCAATGGCTAGGGACACCGAATATCAATTCTTGGACACAGATTCCGACACACTGCTGGATCAGCTGACCTCTGCTTATGAAGCAATCACTGGCACGATTGTTCGTCCGGCGAGCCCGGAGTATATTTTCATTTCTTGGGTTGCCAGCATCATCCTGCAAGAGCGGGCGCTGACCAATTATGTCGGAAATCAAAATCTTCCGTCCCGTGCGGAGGGAGAGAACCTAGATGCACTGGCATCGCTGTTTTACATGACAGACCGACCGGAGGCGACGGCAGCCACCTGCACAGTGAGATTTTACATCTCAGAGCCGCAGGACTCCGCAGTTTTGATTCCGGAGGGAACAAGAGTAACAGATTCCGATGGAACTCTTGTCTGGGAGACAACCGAGGCGGCCTATGTGGCGAGCGGACAAACTTATGCAGATCTGCAGGCGAAATGTCAGACTGCCGGCGTGATCGGGAACGGCTTCAAGGCTGGACAGATCAACACAGCAGTTGATCTGTATGACTACTATTCTGGTTGCGAGAACATTACGGAATCCGGCAACGGATCCGATGAAGCGTCAGACGACGAGTTTTACGAGCTGCTCCGAGACAGTCAGGATGCCTACAGCGTGGCGGGCTCAAAAGGTGGTTACATTTACCATGCCAAGGCTGTAAACAGCGACATCGCAGATGTGGTGGTCTCCTCGCCGTCACCGGGAAAGGTAGTCCTCTATGTGCTGATGGACGACGGCAGCATCGCCGGAACAGAAGTCAAAAACGCTGTGGAGGATGCCGTAAACGAGGACGAGATCAGACCGCTCACAGATTATGTCACAGTAGAAGATCCGGAAGAGGTCGAGTATGACATCAACGTCACCTACTACGTGAATCGAACCGGCTCGCTTTCCGCATCGGAGATTGCGGATCTGGTTAACACGGCGGTTGAGGATTATCAGTTGTGGCAGGCTGGTGCGCTGGGGAGAGATATTAACCCGTCCAGGCTGATTTCTACTCTGATGGAGACCGGCATTAAGCGTGTTGATGTTGCCGCTCCGGCTTACAAATCCTTGGCTGATGGTTCTGATGGGACTGTGCCTCAAGTCGCAAAGGTGCGTCAAGTGACGATCACGAGCGGAGGATATGAAAATGAATGATGCGTATGGCCTGACAGCCAAGAACATTCTGCAATCTCTTCCTACTGTGCTCCAAAATGATCCAAAGATGCAGGCTATCGCAAGTGCCGTTTCCAAAGTTTTGGAACAACGAGCAGATGAGATCCAGTCCATCTTGATTTATCCGAACCTGAGCAATGCACAAGAGGGCGTTCTGGATATTCTGGCCAAGGACTTCAAAGTAGATTGGTACAACTATGACTATTCGGTGGAAGTCAAGCGTAATTTGATCCTGTCCTCGTTTAATGTGCATCGTCACTTGGGCACAAGGAAGGCTGTTCTGGAGGGTGTGCAATCTGTTTATCCTGGCGCACTGATTGAAGAATGGTTTGAGTACGGCGGTGATCCGTATTGTTTCCGCATCCTGGTCAATGTGGTGAACCCTTTGATTGAGATTGTGGACGATGATTTCTCCCGAGCTGTCGATCTGTACAAGTCCTTCCGCTCCCATCTGGACGGAGTGATGTATCTCAGCGGTTGTAGCATAAAGGTCTCTTGTACATCAGGATATGCATTGTTAACCAGCAGGAAAGCCGGAACATATCCGGTGCGCTCCGTGACCGGAAAAATTGCGACTGATGCTATCACCGCCACAACCAGCAGTGGCAGCAGTGCAATCACCACACGCCTGTGCGGAACGTCGCAGGGCGGAGTTTTGTAAAGGAGGGCAGAAACAACCATGATCACATCCGCAGGATTAAGCGACCTGCGCAACTACATCCAGCGCAGGATCGGCTACGCCAAGTACCTCGTTGGCAGCTCCTACAGCAAAGCAGAGCTGTCAAAAGTCGAGGTACTGGCTACCGGAACGGTACGAGCGCAGCTCGTCATTCCAGGAAACAATTCATCATTCACCGTTAGTCGAGTTGAGTTGTACAGCAACGCAGGGGAACTTTGGACTTATACAGACTGCAACATTAAGTTTTCTGCATCGCAAACCGGCATCCTTTACTGGTTTGACTTCACGATTACGGAGGGATAGCAATGTATGATATTACGACATGGCTTGATCATGTCACTGATCCGGACAACTGTTACCTGATTACCGCCAACGGCGATGGAACGTACAAAATCCAGCTCGCCGGTACGGTGATGCAGCAAGGAACAAATCAGGATGCCTCGCATTTCAACAATATGGAGCGTGGTATTTGGGATGCCCACGCAGCGTTTAACTTGCTGCTGAATGCCCTGAGACAACAGAGCTGGGAAAAGGAAAGCGGAACGGTTACGCTTTCCAACAGCTCCAATTATCCGTTCAACGACAGCCAGAAAACCGTGGCGTTGCAAGTCCCAAAGGAGAGCGCAGACTACATCGTTTTGACAGAGGTTGTGAGCTTTACCGGAAACGTAGGCGATTTGGTCATCTCAGATCGTCTGCGGAACGGCTTCAAGATTGCTTTCACCGGGTCTGCTTCATCCGCTACGATCAACTACACCGTCATTGGCGGCGTAATGCAGTGAGGAGGTTAACCATGATTGTAATTGAGAAGAATGAAGGAACCAAGATCGCATATGAGGTTGACGGAAAGCGGATCACCTTTGATGATGACCTGACCATCAACTTGGCGAAGCGAGAGCAGGACGAAGCTGTCCATATCGATGTCTGCTATGACATGGATCACGAGCTTGTCATCGGTGCCGCAGCAGGTCGCTCCTATGTTGCAGAGATCGACATTCCCGCCCGGCAGTATGAAACAGATCAGGAAGGGAATCAAACTGCTCTCCCTCTTGACATGGATTCTGTGACCCTGACACTCTGGGCCACCATCTAAGGAGGTAAAACACAATGAGCTCTAACTTCGACCTGTCTGCGCTGGCATTGGCCAGCATTGCTCCCGGCAACGAAATCTTGTACGATGACACCGGGATGCCGAGCATCATGGTCAAGATTCCTAAGATGACCTACAAGCAGCTTGGCATGGGCGACAGCACGGCAGTCCATCCGGCATTTATCGTCAACGGCAAAGAGAAAGATTGTATCTGGATTTCCAAGTTCCAGAATATCGTGCAGAACGATCGGGCGTATTCTCTGCCGTGCCAAGATCCCAAAGTGAACATCAATCTTGATAATGCCATTGCAGCCTGTACAAAGAAAGGCGTTGGCTGGCATCTCATCTCCCGTATGGAATGGGGCGCCCTGGTGCGGTGGTGTCAGAGCAACGGAGTGATGCCGCTCGGTAACAACAACTACGGTAGGCATTCCACGGAGAGTGTTTACAAGGCCATTCCAACCTATCGGGATGGCAATGGCGCTATATGCCGCATCGCAACCGGAACCGGCCCTCTGACGTGGTACCATGATCAAACTCCATCCGGAATTGCTGATCTGTGCGGAAACGTATGGGAGTGGTGCGGTGGCATCCGCACCGTTTACGGTGAGCTGCAGGTTCTGGTTGACAACAACGCCGCAGACTCCTCCTACTCTCAGGCGGCTGCATCCACCGCATGGATGGCCATCGATGCATCTACCGGTGAGTTTATCACGCCGAACGGAAGTGGCACCACTTCTGGGTCTGTCAAGATGGATTGGATCAACAATAAACTGACCTACTCAACCAGCATCACCACTAAGGCGGATGCTGGCCGTAGTTGCACTTTCGCAAATATTGTGTGCGATAGTACGATTTCTGATGCGGCAAAGCTGATTCTCCAGGATCTCGGAATGCTGATGTATGCAGAAGGGGAACTGTTCAGTTCCCATTATTGTTATTTCAACAATGGCGCATCTGAGCGCTCTTTCTACTCCGGTGGCTGTTGGAACAGCTCGTCCTTTGGGTTGGCGTCCTTCAACGGCTACAGCTCTCGCTCGGACACGACCACGACCATCGGGTTCCGCTCCGCTTATGTAGAACTGTAATCTGAGCCGCTGTCTCCTGAGTTACCCGGCGATAGCCGGGTAACGAAATTTTTAAAAATTTGGTATTACGCATTTCGTAATTTCCTTCCAAAGTCCTGATTTTTCTTGAAAAAGGCGCTATAATCCCGATATTAGATGAGGGAAGGGCGTGAAACCGATGGCCGAGGAGCTTAAAATTCTCCAGAAAATCTTCGATATGATGACTTATGGCTATCAGGCTTTGGCGCAGTTCCCGAAATCCGAGAAGTTTGCGCTCGTCACAGATATCAAGCACTGCATGGATGTCATCCTAGAGCGGTGTATCGAAGCGCAGAAAAAATACTACAAGAAAACCACCCTGCAAGATATGGATGTTGAGTTGATGAAGCTCCGTGCTTATCTGCGACTCTCCTTTAACTTGGGCTTTCTGCCTATCAAAAAGTACGAGGTTTGGTCTGAAATGGTGGTAGAACTTGGAAAGATGTTAGGCGGTTGGCTGAAATCCGTCAAAGGTCAGCCGCATGGCACAGGGAGCAAGCCGTAGCGCTCTTTCTACTCCGGTGGCAATTGGAACAACTCGACCTATGGGTTGGCGTCCTTCAACGGCAACAACACTCGCTCGAACACGAACACGAACATCGGGTTCCGCTCCGCTTAACCGTCAAGCCAGATATTGCAGACTCATGGGTCTGCTTTCAGTGCAGCGGTGATTAAGGGGCTTGCGTCCTTGCTTCATGAAAATGGGGCTTAAAATACTGGCTGTGAATACCGCTGTTCCGATCGGCACTCGATACGGCAGCTGTAAAGCACAGCCCTCAGGGGATTGGCGAAATGGAAAAGCATCGACATATTTTTGAGCAATTCGCAACTTTCGACAATATGTATGACGGCTACTTGCTGGCACGGAAGAACAAGAGATACCGGCAAGAGGTGTTGGCCTATTCCGCCAACCTTGAGGAAAATCTTATCGACTCTGTAAACCGCCTCCAATGGAAAACCTACCACACCGGAACTCCGTACCAGTTCTACGAGTATTTCCCAAAGATCAGGATCATTCACTCGCTACCTTTTTATGACCGGGTAATTAACTGCGCAGCATATAACGTCTTATGGCCGATCTATGCAAACTCTTTTTACGAGCACAGCTATGGAAGTATTCCGGGTCGTGGCACCAAGAAAGCCGTTGATTGCTTGCAAAACTGGATGCAGATTGCAAAGCATAAACCGGAGCAGTGGTACATCGGGAAAATGGACATTGCGAAATTTTTCTTCAGGATTCCGGTTGAAGTGCAGTTGCGTGAGTTGGGTCGTCCTCTGGATGATCCGGATATGATGTGGTTTCTGGAAACAGCGATCCGCACAGATGGCAGACCATTTGGCCTCCCATTAACTGCAACTGATGTGACACACGCAGAACTTGTTTCTGGAATCGGAATGCAGGTGGGTAGTCTTATCAGTCAAACCACGGCCAATGTGGTTCTAACCCCGCTCGATCACTACATCAAACGTGTTCTGAGAGTGCCGAGGTATATCCGCTACATGGACGATATGATTATTATGGCTCCATCAAAATCGCAGATCAACGATGCGATCGGAGCCGTTGACTTCTATCTCCAAACGGAACTTGGCCTCCAACTCAACGGAAAGACAGCTGTTATTCCGAATGGGCAGGGGGTACAATTTATCGGGCGGAGAATCTGGCCTGAAAAGGTAGAACTACGCCGATCCACATCTTTGCAGATGAAACGGCATCTTGCTTATGTCAAAGATGCTTACAGCAAAGGTGAAGTTGACCTGGACTACGCTTGCAGCGTGATCCAAAGCTATCTCGGCCTGATGAAATACTGCAACTGCGATGCCCTAAGAAATCAGGTGCTTGAAGATTATGTCTTAATTCGACACTCAAAGAGCGACTCTGCTGAATAAGCAGGGCCGCTCTTTCTTGTGCCAGAAACGGAGGAAATGGACTTGAACCCATTCCAAGAAATCGTGTCGGTATGCGCTGGGTGCTCCTCCATCCTTACACTTTTTCTCTTGCTGGCAAAGCCAGTCAGGGAGAAAATCTTTGGTTTGGAGAAAATCAAGGAAGGGCAAAAGTGTAT